GCAACTGTAGGTGCTAACTTTAATCCTACTACTATGAACGCTTTAAACAGTATAAGCTTTCCTGCTCTAGCAACTGTAGGTGCTAACTTTAATCCTACTACTATGAACGCTTTAAGCAGTATGACCTTTCCTGCTCTAGCAACTGTAGGTGCTAACTTTAATCCTACTACTATGAACGCTTTAAACAGTATAAGCTTTCCTGCTCTAGCAACTGTAGGTGCTAACTTTAATCCTACTTCTTTGCCAGCTTTAAGCAGTATGACCTTTCCTGCTCTAGCAACTGTAGGTACTAGCTTTAATCCTACTTCTTTGCCAGCTTTAAGCAGTATGACCTTTCCTGCTCTAGCAACTGTAGGTACTAGCTTTAATCCTATTTTTATGACAGCTTTAAACAGTATAAGCTTTCCTGCTCTAGCAACTGTAGGTAGTATCTTTAATCCTAATAATATGAACGCTTTAAGCAGTATGACCTTTCCTGCTCTAGCAACTGTAGGTAGTAGCTTTATTCCAGGTGGTATGCCAGCTTTAAACAGTATGAGCTTTCCTGCTCTAGCAACTGTAGGTACTGGCTTTAGTCCAGGTAGTATGAACGCTTTAAACAGTATGAGCTTTCCTGCTCTAGCAACTGTAGGTACTAGCTTTAATCCTACTAATATGAACGCTTTAAACAGTATGAGCTTTCCTGCTCTAGCAACTGTGGGTAGTGACTTTAGTCCTAGTTCTATGGCAGCTTTAAGCAGTATGAGTTTTTCTTCATTAACAAGAGTTGGAAGTGCGTTTACTCCTACAGATTTACGCAGTTTAACAGATATAGACTTCCCTGTTTTAAGATCTATAGGTACTAGTTTTACTCCTACAAGATTATCAAGCTTATCTGCAATGAGTTTCCCTTCACTAGATACTATCGGTACTACAGTTAGTGGTATAGGTCTCTCAGCTCTCAGAGCACTTAGTTTTCCTTCGATGTCTAGTTATGGTAGTAATATTCAATTCTTATCTTCTACTGCTCCTAATTTATCATCTCTAGTACTAGGCACTCCTGATACTCTTAAGGTGGTTAATGGTAACATTATACTAACGAATCTTAGATTAGATGTAACTAGTGTTAATAGCCTTATGTTACTCCTATCTACACTAGATGGTACTAATAATACAACAACATGGGGAACGGGTAGGGTGCTAACTATTAACGGGGGTACTAATGCAGCTCCTACAGGTGATGGTATTACAGCTAGAGATGCTCTTACTGCTAGAGGCGCAACAGTAACTACAAATTAATAATATGACATACAAACTGATACATTCCGAAACTAAAATTATAACATTAATTGAGAATACAGGCACTTCTGGTACTATATATACTATATATACAGGTACTTGGGATGAGTGTCGCGATGAGGCAATAAGGCTGCAGTTAACTAACATAAATGAGTTTTTTCCTATACCAGGTAATACAGAAAATATTAACACACCTTCTTATACCGTAGATGAGTGGCTTACATATCAAGGATTTACGGCAATTAAATTAATTGCCTTAATAGATATTGAAAGTAAGGTTAATCAAGCTAATAAACAATCACCTAAGCTAGAAGAAACACGAACATGGCTTGACGGCATAACACAGTCATACATTACCGAACCTGGTAAAACTACTAATTGGACCTCCTCACCATATACTTTTGATGAGGTAATGTTAGAGGCTATTACTCTAATATAAATAAAGATATGGCAGAAACCAAAATAACGCAGCTCACAATATCTCCTTCTATAGATGGAACCGAGTATCTTATAGTTGATAATACAGAGGTAACGAGACGTACTCAAATTAATAGTCTTTCTAGTATATATGTTGTTAATAGCAACTTTAACGCTCTTTTAAATACAGTTAATGTGATATCTGAAACAGTAGCTAGACTAGATTCACAAATAAGTGGTCTTTGCGCAGCACTGTAGTTGCGCCGAGTATTTGGGTGAATACTCGGTTTCTAACTAATAATAACTACCGTATATATCAGTATTGTTGACAGACATATCTAACACTCTCGTCTTAGAGTCTGTATCAATATCACCAGGGTAAGACTTACTCTCAGACGGCGTCTCGCCAGCAATATCGGATAAAAGCTTTCCTGAAGCTGAATTTTCGAATACTTGTTGATTTTGTAGCTCTTTTGGTGCACCTGGTTCGAAAGAATGCTCGTATCTCTTAGCTCTAAGCCTATATACATAGTGTCCAAGCAGCGGATTAATCGTAGCAATATCTTGATCTGTTCTCTCTGTAACTTCAAATATTTTAGCACCGCGACCATTAGGTCTATCACAACCTAGAGGTGATATCTGAATTAAATCGCCTGATTTTGGCTCAACAGACTGACCATTGTTAGTGTATCTATTTTCCGCTGCGTAATCTCCCCCTATAAGGTAGAATTCATCCGTGATAGCGTTTTCTGTAACGATTTGAACAAATAACTGTGTGAGAATATCGTCTTGAGATTCTGTCTGAACAGTTGTTATATAATCTTCGTATTTTATAAACTCATTGTTTGCGGTCTTAATATAAAAATCTCTACCCTTTATTAAATTTTCAAACGAGCGAATATGTACATACCCGGTTAGCTCATCATCAGAGGCAAAGCCAAATTTAGATAAATTAATAGCATTCTCGGTAAGCTCTACATACATCATTACTGTTATAGGACCGTAAAATACAGCGGTTGGTTGCTCGCCATATAGAGTATCAGCTGCTGAAAGGTTAAACGTATTAATATAATAATCTACAGGGATACCAAAATTATTAATTAAGTCACCAAAGCTTGTATCATATATGAGCTGCTCTGCTTGGAAGTTACCGGGGTTGAAAAACTGACCACAAGCAGGATTTGCAACAGCAGCAAATATACCCTCAGCATTACATTGAGATCTATTTGAACTACAGGCCATTGCTCTTCTTTCTATTTCTTAAAATCCCTCTTTGTATACCTTCTTCATCTTCATACATTTCTACTTCAACATCAGAATTTCCTAGTGCTTTAACACCAGGCTCAAACTGCGTACTATAAAGTGTTAAAATAGATAGTAATGGCTGACCCGCTATCTGAACATTGTTAGATTTTCCATTACATATACTATCAATAACTGGATGTTTGTGAGAGTATTCTTTCTTGAAAGGGTTTTTATGCTTTCTGTTATGTGGATCGTCTAGTAACTTACCGTTAATACCTGATCTTAGTTTAGCTATACCAAAGAACTGACTGTTTTGCTTGGAAGCATACTCAATCAGGTATTCTCTAAAAGTTATCATACTATTATTTATACAAAAAAGCCCGGTAGTCATTAAACTACCGGGCTTATTATAGTTAGGTTTTAATTATTGTTCGAATGCTGATTTACCTGTCTTAAGCGAACTAACTTTGTTGTTCTTACCCATATTAGGTTGCTTAGCATTTACAAGAGCGTGCCCGTAATCACCATCTAAACCTACTTTATCTGTATAAGCTGATGAAGCACCGCCTGATTGTGTTTTGAGATTGCCAACTTTGTTGTTCTTACCGTAGTTAATTTCCTTTGAAAGATTATTTGCACCGAGGTCTTCTTCGTCCTCGTCCCAGAAGCCTTCTTCTGCTTCTTCAGTATCGCCTTCTTCCATGTCGCTTTCTTCCATGTCGCCGTCTTCGTCACCAAAGCCACCTTCTTCTTCACCGCCAATAGCAGCTTGAAGAACATCGATAAGCTTTTGTGCAGTTTCACGATCAAGTGTGAAAGTAACATCTTCACCAGTTTCTTCCATGCCTTCACCTTCACTCTCGATACCAAGAGCGTCAAGCTCATTTGCATCATCCATTTCTGATCCCATATCAGAACCCATAGGATTACTAGCACCTGAAGGATTCATTACGTTTTCGTACAATTTATCAAAGATTGATTTCTTTCTCATAAAATTATTTATGCTAGCCTTGGCAATTTTTCTACTTTCTTTGATAGTTTCTTCATTTTCTTTACCTTTATAAGTACCGGCGTTCTTTGCTTTTGCAGCACCTGCGATTTTTGAAGCAGCTTTTTTACCGAAGCCTGCTTTTTTAGCTGATTTCTCTACCTTAGTAAACACACCCTCCTCGTCTTCTTCTAAGTTATCAGGCTGGGATAAATTTTTGATATTATAAAGATTGTCTTTAAGTTCTTTATCAGACATTTTTTGTCTATCTATCTTTGAAGGCATATAACCTGCTGTTTCAAGAGGTCCGCCCTTAATTAGAGGAGCTTCACCAATTTCACCTGGTTTTACGGTTCCTGTTTTACCTTCAGATACTAGCTTATGTTTCATGTTATCTAACATACTTCCATAAACTTGCCCAATACTCGAGAAGTCGTTTTGTTTTGACATATATATATTTATAGAATATGCCTAAAAAGTCCGATAAAACAGAGTTTTATTTAGGGAATCCTAATCTCCCAGCAGCTGGTGCAGTAATAGCTTACGAGCCATGGATGATAAAAGAGATACAAAAAGCTAAAGATAATATATTATATTTTGCAGAAAATTTCTTCTTTATTATCAACCTTGATAGAGGTAGAGAGAAAATAAAAATGCATCCTTGTCAAAAGCGAGCTATTCGTAAGATGAGAGATAATAGATTCTTTATTCTCTTAGCATCTAGACAGATCGGTAAGTCTACTATGATGACCATTTATATTTTATGGCAGGCTTGCTTTATGGATGATCAAAGAATCCTTCTAGTAGCTAACAAAGAAGCAACAGCTATTGAAATCTTCCAAAGAGTACGGCTAGCGTTCGAAGAGCTTCCAGTATGGTTAAAGCCTGGTGTTAAGGAGTATGGCAAGACTTCAATGACCTTAGATAATGGTAGTAGGATAGGTATTACCACTACAACTGGTACAGCTGCTCGTGGTCAATCCGTAAATTGCTTAGTAATTGATGAGATGGCCTTCATCGAACCACATTTAGTTGAAGAGTTTTGGAAATCTGTTTTTCCTATTATTACTTCATCTAAAAAATCAAAAGTGTTTGTTTGTTCTACTTCTAATGGTACAGATAACTTATTTTATAAGTTATACGATGGTGCTGAAAAGGGAGAAAATGGCTGGGCTTATGAGAAAATTAAGTGGGATGAGATACCAGGTAGAGATGAAAAATGGGCAGCTAATACCAGACAAGCTATTGGATCTATAGAAGCGTGGCTTCAAGAGTTTGAATGTCAGTTCTTATCTTCAGGTGAATCGTCTATTGATGAAGCTCTTTTCTTAGAGATGTCTCAGAAATGCGTCGAACCTAAAATACTATTAGATGAAGGAAATTATAGAATATGGGAAGAGCCTGATTCTTCTAGAGTGTATGTTGCAGGTGTTGATATTTCTGAAGGTGTTGGAGTAGATGCATCTGTTATGCAGATTTTAGATATAACAGATTTAAAGGATATAAGACAAGTAGCAACCTATCATAATAGACATATACCACCGCTGGAGTTCGCTAACAAAGTATACACTATTCTTAAAAACTGGGGTTCACCTCTAGCTTTAGTAGAGAGAAATAATTGCGGCGCTCAAGTGGTAGATAGGCTAGCATTTGATATGGGCTACGAGAAAGTAGTATCATATGGAGCAAAGGTTGCAAATAGGGCTAAGCCTCAAATGGGTATGATAGCACATACTAATACCAAATACAAGGGTGTTATGAATATGCGGTATTTTATAAATGAAATGAGATCTGTCACCATTAGAGATATAGGTACCTTAAAAGAACTTAAAGATTTTGTTAGATATCCTAATGGTACATGGAGAGCTAAAGGAGGCTATCATGACGATAGAGTAATGGCGTTAATGTATAGCTTGTTTATTCTTGAGAAAGAACTTACCGAGCGGTATTTTGATATTATTGAGCTAGATGATCATGGTAAGCCTTCTTCCATCGAACCTATGGATTTTGGTGTAGCTTTATTTGAAGATCCTACCTCAATATATAATGATTTTGAAGTTATGGGTATAAATAATGCATATATTGACCCGATTGTATTTGGAATGTCAAATGATAACGAGCAAGTATCAGAAATAGAATATCTTAAACAACAAGGGTGGTCAACTTTACGTTAAATGGCAATAAACGCATTACATCAATCAATTCTCAATAAATCTCGTACCGATAAGTTTTTAATGGTATTTGATGTACCGCCTATTCTCAAGACTTTTTCGAAAAAAATAGAAAGTGATCAAGTAAGTGAGGTTATAATACCTGATTCTGTTCAATTTTCAATTTTCGGTACAGTAGTTCCAGAAATAACCGTACCAGCAGTTGAAAATAGGTATTCTGGCAGCACTTTTTACATATCATCCAATTCCAAAAACTCTTACCCGCCTGTTAATGTTAAATTTACTATTGACAATCAATATAGCAATTATTGGGTGATATATCAATGGTTAAACTTGCTTCATGATGAAAAGAAAGGTGTATATAACGCAAAAAACATCGTTGTAGATGAGGATTTTAGTGACTATCAAACAGATATTACTATATACGGCTTGGATGAGTATAACAATAAAAGAATAAAGTTTACCTATAAGAAAGCTTTTCCTACATCAGTTGACGGTATAGATTACAACTATCAGGCGGATAACGAGCTAGTCAGTGGATTTGTTTTTGTATACTCGCAATTACATACAGAGATAATATCTTTTTAATTAAAAAAAATCTCACAAACCATAAATACTTATATGGCGACGAGAACAATAAATTCACCTGGTGTTGAAATTAGAGAGAAGGATCTCTCATTAACAGCACCATCAAATGTAGGTACAACAGTATTTATACCTGGTTTTGCAAATCAAGGTCCACTTGACCAGGTAATAAAAATTACAACTCGTGAAGAGTTAGACTTAATTTACGGTAAACCGACAAATTCTGCTGAACGTTATTTTTATTACACAGTAAATGAAGCTTTGAATTCACCTGCTAATATCTACACCACAAGGCTGCCGTATGGTGCTGGTGCTGGTGTAGGTTTTGGTTCTAAGTATTCAGCTCTTGCTTATCCTGTTAGATTTGTTACTGATACACTTGGCTGGGTACTAAGTTCGAACAACGCGTCATTAGCTGCTGCTACACTATCAGCTAGCAGCTTAGCATTTACATTTCCAAGCGGTCGGACAGTTTCCGTAGCATTTAGTAGTATCGGCGCTCCGCCATTACCAAGTCTAACTGCAAGTGATGTAATAGTCACGTATACCGGTGTAACAGCACCTACACAGACTATTTTAGCATCTCTTAGTACACAGCTATATACAGCGGTAGTAACTTCTGCACCTGCAACAAGTGCTGCTGATATTTTTAGCGTTACAACTATAACTGCTACCGATGCTAGATTCACACTTCAAGGCGGTACAAGCAGTGTTAAAACAATTCCGGTCTTTACAAGAAGTCCATTTACTTCAAATACAACCTTAAGAACTGTAACTACTAATCTTGATCCGTTTTCGTGGACATCAGATATAGCTCTATCTGGATATGCGGGAAATATGGGTGGATCTTATGTTCTCGGTGAACCAACACATCTTGAGATATCAGATACAGAGTATAACTCAATACTTGATGGTTCGGGACTTACGTGGAGTTCAACAGGCGCTTCTAGAAGTACTTTTACTTCACTATCAGCTCTAGGTCAAGCAGGGCTTGTTATACTTAACAAAGGTCAGACTACCATTGATGAGCAGTTCGAAGGATATTATGTTGGTATTCTTGATAATAGTAACATTAATCCAGGTACGCCTTATAATGGCATTAGAAGCATTAAGACAGTTAATAGCACAGTAAGTTCAATAGTTGGTAACAGTTATCTAACAATACCATCAAGTACATTAGAGTTTAACCTCTCATCTGACTACTTTACAGGACCGACTGATAGTGTATCTTTAGTACTTGAAAATCTCGCAGGATATGATACCGGTACGCGCGAGGATGATGATTTACTTAACATAGGTGTATTCAAGCTAAGAAAATCAGTTTTTGCAAATCAAGCAACTAAACTTGACTATTGGCTTGAAGACGGTATTACAGGGAGTATTGACTATTTCAGAACGCAGCTTAACCCACGTGGAGGTCCAAGCATACCATACTTTATAAGCGATCAAGACAGTAAATCTCGAAATGTTACAGTACTAGTTAACGATTTTGTATCGGGTAGACTTAACCCAGCCACCTCACAAAGTGGTAGAACAAATAAGAGAGTGCGTGCATTAGGATTAAACACTACTACTTCAGGTGAGGCAACAACTGGACTTAGCGATACTATAGTGCCTGTTCTTTCAAGCTCTATAGGTTATGCAGATAGCTTATTCGCTCTCGGTGCTTATACTAATACCGCTTATAATGTAAAAGCTCTTGGTAATCTTCCTCAAAAAATTCAGCGTGCCCTCGATGGTGTCAGAAATGATGATATATACGATATTGATCTTGTTGCTGAAGCTGGCTTAGGTACAGTAAATGTTGCAAAAGCGGCGTTTGCTGAATCAACGGGTGTAGATGCTTCAGGTGTTAATTATGATGAATTTAGCAATACACCAACATTGCGCTCTTATATAGATTCGCTCAGAACTTCTGGTGACCTTAGTATAACGGGTGAGAGAGTTAGAGCTCTATACACAGATGTATTTAATGTTTTTGAAAGTTTCTGTTCTCCGCCATACGATGGTGGTGGTAGAGGTGACTGTATGTTTATTGCCGATCCACTTCGTCACATATTTATCTCGGGTGAGAATGCCAAAACTCTAGATGATAGAGTAAATAAAAACTTCCAAAGAGATATATATTGGGCGATACGACATCAGTTTGAGTTAACTAACTCATCGTATGCAACTTCATATGCTAACTGGTGTAAGATTTTTGATAATTACACTGGTAGGCATGTTTGGGTTCCTTTCTCAGGGTTCGCTGCTTCAGCAATAGCTAATAGCCAAGCTGCAACTTATCCGTGGATAGCGCCAGCAGGCTTTACAAGAGGTCTTGTTACGACAAGCTCTGATCTAGCCGTTAATCCTAACCAAAAGCAAAGAGATGAGCTTTACAAATCTGGTTTTAACCCTGTAGCTTTCTTCCCTGCTCAAGGTCAAGTTATATACGGTCAAAAAACACTTCTTAAGAAGCCTAGTGCCTTTGATAGAATTAATGTCCGCCGTCTATTCTTAGCTCTTGAGAGACCAGTTAGAAAAGCAGCTCAATTTTATGTTTTTGAGCCTAATACAGTGTATACCAGAACTAGACTAGTAAATACACTAACTCCTATCTTCGAAAGAGCAAAAGCAACTGAAGGTCTGTACGATTATCTTATAGTCTGTGATGAGCGTAATAACACACCACAGGTCATTGATAATAATGAACTTATTGTAGACATTTATATTAAGCCTGTTAGAGCAGCAGAATTTATATTGGTTAATTTCTACGCTACACGAACTGATGCTAGCTTCCAAGAAATCGTAGGAGCATAACAGCGAGCTAATATAGTTACATAAAAACCATTACAACTTAATAAATAATATTATGGCAACAACAATTAACCAGTTTATGACGCAAGCGCTTAGCAAGCAGTTTGCGCGTGATTTCCTATTTCGCGTCACTAACATTTCAATATTAAATCAAAGCCTGGTAGGTGATACAGATCTAATTTATGCACGATCTGCAACACTACCAGGTAGAAATATTGAAAATAAAGTAGTGAATTATAGTGGTCAAGCTTTTAATATACCTGGTAAATCAACTTACCCAGGTTCAGAGAGCTATTCTATTGAATTCTATCACGATGAAAGTGCTTCTCTCCGTACTAAACTTGAAGGAATTTCACGTAGTATATTTAATAATGAAACAACTAGTGGTGATATCGGCATGCCGGGTAATGGTGATGTAATTACTCTTAGTGTTCTTGATAATCAGTTCAACGAAACACAAACGATAAAGCTTATTGGTGCCTCAATACGTGATATTGGAGCTATTACACATAATATTGCAGATGGTACTGGCGATGTTGTTACCTTCCCGGTAACCTTCTCGTATCATTATTATGAAAATTTTGCTTAAAGAAACAAATTAATAAGCTAAAAACTATAGCCTAAGTCTTAGGCTATAGTTTTTTTTATAAATAAATACTTATATGGCTTCAAAGATTGATACGTTTATTGCAAAATTCTCAAATGATAAAGGATTCTCTCTGCCATTACCTCAATTATGGTCTGTTCAGTTGCTTAACAGTGGTATAATAGGAGATATACAGGCAGGTCTTGCAAGTGCTGATGTTAACTGGGAGTATGGCGTTAAGGATATTAGCAGGTGGTTGGGTAGTGAAGGTGAAATATTAGTTGCTCAGGAAGTAACAATACCTACTGAAGCGTACGAAACTACTATTTTAGGTCAAGACAATCGTGGTGGATTCATGCCAGGTTATGGTGTTACAAGTCGAACAGACTTTCTGTCACGTACCGTTTCTATAAATTTTTTAGAAACGGGTGAAGATATAGAGACATCATTATTTAGACCCTGGGTAATAGCTATAGGGACTAAAGGGCTATTAGGGGGTAAGTTGAGATCAACAATTGTAGTGACTGAATACTTAAAAGACGGTTCTACGCGCAAAAAGTATACTTTTTATGATGCTTTCCCGGTTAATGTTGAAGGCTATAACCTTTCTTATGGTGATATAGACTTTATAATAAAGTCTGTAGCTTTCTCGTATAGTAGATATAATGTACAATAGTTAATTATTTTAAGCAATGCTTATTACAGCTCTACCGTACTCAAAAAAAAGATTTAAAATTAAAAAATTAACTTTTGAGCAAATTTTAGATATTTCACATCTTATACAAGATGGCAGTTGCATTGATATAGTTAATTACCTGGAGGATTTCTTTTGTTTGGGAGAATTATCTGTTATAGATAAGTTTTACGTGCTATTAAGGGCACGGGAGCTATTTATTGATCACACTATTACACTCGTTGCTAGTGATAATAGTACTGTCAAAATAAACATTGCATCGCTGCTTGACGAACTTAATAAAGTTACTGACTTTCAACAGGAGATCATTGTAGATAACATATGCTTGTTGCTGGATGCGCCTTCAGAGTTTATTATAAATGATGAGGTTGTAGTACATGACTTATACGATAGCATAATAAACTCTATTACTATTGATACTATTTCAATTAACTATAAAAAATTATCACCTCAAGAGAGAGTTTTAGTTCTTGAAGCTCTACCACCAGTAGTATATACAAAAATTAAAACCTATATAAAAAATACTAGTGCTGAGATGGTCTTATTTAAAGGTAAAAAAGAGCTTGGAATACATCCAATTATTGTTGATTTTTTTAGCGATACCCCAAGTAGCTTATTAAAAAGCCTGTATTGCGACTATAATGTGCACGCTTGTAGGGATATTGTAACATATCTATCTCCAAAAATTGGTAGCTCTATATTATTAAAATCTACAATACGTGACATTACTGCATACATACAGGAAATATCAACACAACGAAATAGTGGAACAGGTAGCAATATTGGATCTAATATATAAATACACGTATGTCTGAATCGAGTGTTGAAGCGTTTTTGAAAAAAATTAACGACGGTAGCAGTGAAACAATTAATGTGTTTTTACCATCTAAAGGTAAGGCCATTAAGGTAAAAGTACTTAATTTAAAGCAGCAAAAAGAAATTATCTCGAGTGCTGCAGATGGTGTAGTAGGTGCTATATCCTTTACGAGAATTTTAAACGAAATTCTAACACAATCTGTTGATGATACTGAGCTAAAACTATATGATAAAGTGCCTTTAGCTATTGCGTTAAGAACTAATGCTCTTGGTAGCAATTATATTGATGGGGACCGGAAGATAAATTTAAATACAATTATAGAAAGACTTAATACCTACAATCATAGTATTGATGATGAGCGTATGGTTACACATAATAAAATTGAGGTAAAATTAGGTATACCTACACTAGCGCAAGAAAGTGCCGCGGTGAAAAAGCTAGAAGAAGAAATAAAGCGTAATGGCAGTGATAACCACACAAAAAACCTAGGTAGTATATACTTATATGAAATAATAAAGTATATTAAGCAGGTCTCATTCGATGATATAGTCTTAGACTA